TTTTAATTCCGTTTGCTGACCGTTGAAGAGCGTTTTAATGCGAATTATTAATAATTTCACACAAAAAAAATGAACAAAGAAGAATTAAAAATAAAATACACTAATAAGATCAATCAAACAGAAACGGAATTAAGCAAGAACCTCTTAAAGGCTGAACTAAAGCACAAATTAAAAATGATTGAAAAAGGAATTGACACCGACAAAGAGAGGTCCAAGAACTCTGATTTCGAATGTATAGGATGTGGATCATGATAATCAATAATAATGAGTCAACTTTCATTAAAGTATCAACGAGAGTACGCAGCAAAAAAAGGATTGAAAAAACCTAAAAATAGATTTAAAAAAGAAAGGAATAGAAGGTACTACCTACACCAAAGACTAAAAGGTTTTATCAAATTGAAAGCTGAAAAAAGAACTATCTTCGTGCCTTCAGGTCAAATACCTATGACTTTACAAAACTATATCAACGAACTATGCAGAGATTACGGGTACATCGCGCAAATAATAATCACATGATAAGAAGATCAAAAAAACAAAACTGGTTATCAGTTAACCTTATAGGGGAAGATGAGCAAGATAAGAGAGTTACAGTACTTTTCTTATTATTTTATTTATTTATAATTTCAATTATAATATTATCTGGATTATGGAGTTAAGTTTCGACAAATACGTTAAAGAGAAATCAATTAACAGAACCTTAGAGATTGAAGGAGGCTTCAAGAAGGAAGCTACTGACAGAGGAGACTTTACTCCTAATGGAGAGTTCAAAGGGACTAAGTACGGAATAAGTGCAAGAGCTTATCCCCACTTAGATATAGAAAACCTCACAAGAGCTGAAGCTTTAGATGTTTATGCTCGTGATTACTGGGATAAGGTTGTACTTCCTTGCTACCCGATAGAGATACAGCCTATGCTTTTTGATATGGCTCTGAATCACGGGGTCAAGAGAGCTAATCAAATACTTCAAAGAACAATAGGAGTTAAAGATGATGGTATAATAGGACCTATAAGCTTGAGTCAAATTAACAAAGCAAATCTACTTGAGCTATGCAACGAAAGAAATCTTTTTTTCGCTGAAATAGTGTCTGCTAGAATTAGTCAGTCTATATATATTAAAGGTTGGGTAGCTAGAACCAAGAAAATAGCTAAATTCACACTTGAATTATTACAAAATGAAATTTAACATCAAAAAATTCTTAGGCAATTTGTTAAAAGGTACAGTAAAATCTGTTCCCGTAGTGGGTGGAGTTGTAGAAGCAATAGAAACAACTAAAAAGGAAGAAACAAAAAATAGCCCAATAGGATCTGTAAACTGGATTAAGGTTATCGAGAAGCTAATAGCTAAGATTGCTTTTGTTGCGATTGTTCTTGCTTGGATATATAGCCAACTCAAGAACGAGGGACTTATTTCAATGGAAGAAATAAAAGAAATGCTGAAAATAATTACTAAATACGAGGTGTTTTCGGATTTATTTAGTTAGATTAGGTTTTCATATTTTTTCTATTGCCGCTAGGCTTATTTTGAATTGCACCTTGAGCCCAGTTTAATCGCTGGGCTTTCTTCTTCATATACGTTAACAAACACTTTAAACACCGAATCATTATATTTGTTATTAAACACTAATATTATGAACGAGTTCTTGAAGGATGAAAACGGAAATAAATCATCACTAAGACTTAATTTGTTACTTACACTTATAACCTCTCTTTGGGTTATTGTGTATCAAGTAAACACAAACAGCGTAGATCATGGGTTAATTGCCATGTTACTAGGGGTAGTTTTCGGTTCTAAGAACATTGACACACATTTAAGAAAGAAAGAAAATCATGGCAAAGAAGAGGGGTAGACCAAGAAAGGAACAAAAGATTGATTTAAGTAAAGTTGAATTAATGGGTAGCTTCAGAGCTACTTATTCTACTATGGCTGAATACTTCAATGTAAGCCTAAGAAGTGTTGAAAGGTGGATGTCATACGATGAAGACAAGCCTGAAACAATGTCTGAATTTTGTCGGTCGTATAAAAAAGGGTATTCATCTATGAAAATGAAGCTTTCAGAGGCTCAGTTGCAATGTGCTATAGTTGACAAAAACCCTACTTTGTTAGTGTGGCTAGGGAAGCAATACCTAGATCAATCAGACAAGAAAGAAATAGAACATAGTGGAGAAGTTAAGCAGCAAGTATTCAAGATTGGAGACACAGAAATAGAACTGTAAATGAAACAAGTCCTTTTCGACCCGTTCCCCAAGCAGATAGAGTTTTTAGAGGCTATATTCTCTAAGAAGTACTCGTTTATTCTGTATGGTGGAGCGATTAGAGGAGGAAAAACATTTGCAGGTCTAGGAGCTTTGATATTATTATGTAAGATGTACCCAAAGAGCCGTTGGGCTGTTGTTAGGGATAGCTTGACAACATTAAAGAGAAATACACTACCATCGTGGAATAAGATTAAACCCGACAACTTTATAAAGCATTACAATAAGCAAGACCAAGTAGTAACCTTTGCTAATGATTCGCAATTAATATTCTTTAGTGAGAATTACGATAGTGACAAAGATTTGGATAGGTGGAAAGGTTTGGAAGTCAATGGTTTTTTGCTTGAGGAGATAAACGAACCATAAGCAACCACCACCGCTTATCATTGCTACTTGTAACCCTGCCCGGAACTGGGTAAGGGATAAGATTTACAACAAATGGAAGAACAACGAACTTAACCCCGAATGGAAGTATATCCCTGCAAAGATTACGGATAACCCATACATACCCGAAACTTATTTAAAGTCGTTGAAGAACTTACCACCTTATGAATACGAGGTTTTTGTCAATGGTAACTGGGAAATCGAGTTAAAGACTGGGGGCGAGTTTTACAAATCCTTTGACATGGATAACCATACTGGATACTTTGATTACGATTCAAGCCTACCACTTCATATATCCTTTGATGAAAATGTTAACCCATATCTAACCGCTACGGCTTACCAAGTACATAATGGCACAGAGATTAGACAGATAGCAGAGTTTTGTTATGAGTCGCCAAAAAACACAGTAGAGGCAATATGCAGAGGTATTGCTCATGAGTACAGTGGGCATTTATCGGGGTTATTTATCTATGGGGATGCAACAAGTAGAAAGCAAGACACTAAACTAGAAAGAGGTCATAACTTCTTTACATTGATATATGATTACTTAAAGGAATTTCATCCTACCATGCGAGTCCCTAATTCAAATCCATCTGTTGTTATGCGTGGTAACTTCATTAACCATGTGTTAAGCAAGGGGTATAACGGAATAGGTTTAAAGGTTGATAGAGACTGCAAGATTTCTATTGCTGACTTCAATAATTGCAAAGAAGCACCAGACGGTACGAAAAGCAAGACAAAAGAGAGAAATAGCGCTACTGGAGTATCTTATGAGAAGTACGGACATACATCTGATACATTCGATTACTTTATATGCGAAGCATTCAGAAGTGATTATGAAACTTACAAGACTGGTAGGCAAGACTTCAACCATGTTGTTATTGGTGGTGCAGATTATAGACAAACTAATAGTTATTAATTAACTTTATACCAAATATTTAAAATGGGTTTCTTAATTAAAGCAGATTTTGAGCATCTAATACCTTTAGATGAATTAGATATAATAATCAATTCAGACGAGACTATTCTCAATGAAGCGATGAGGTCAAGCATTGAGGAAGCTAAGTCATACCTAAGACAGCGTTATGACATGGCTTTATCTTTCTTTGACGTGGTAGATTGGAATATGGATCAGAACTTCACTACATCGCATATCGTAGTGCTTTCAGCTAACCAGTACAAGAACGGTACTAACTACGCTATCGGTGACCTTGTGTATTACGAGAACGGTTCAGATGATGTATATATCTGCATACAAGCAGCACATAACAATATACCAACGGATACGGCGTACTGGACTGCAATCGGAAAGAATAACGCGCTATATACTTGCATACAAGCAGCACAAGGACAGTACCCTAATAACGCTACTTACTTTGAGCAGAGAGATGACCGTAATCACTTGTTAATGCGCTTAATCGCTAACATAACATTATACGAGTTACATTCAAGAATTAACCCTCGTAACATACCTACTTTTAGGATTGAGCGAAGAGATGACGCTATTAAATATTTAACTAAAGTTGCAGATCCTCGTAATAATATTGAGATTGACCTACCTCTAGTTGATCATGGAGAACAAAAAGGGCTAGATATAAGCTATGGAAGCAGCGAATTAACCAATAATCACACATACTAATGGCACTATTTGACTTTCTTAAAAGTAAACCAGTTGAAGTTGATAATATAGATAAGAAGATCAACGAGCGTATTCAGGTAATTGAAAAGGTCATTCAACGAGAATACACCCGAACTAATCAGAATATAAGCAAGTGGAGACAACAGACTATAATAGCTGAAAGCATTCACAACCCTCAAAGAGCTGAATTATACAACATTTACAAAGATGTTGTACTAGATGGTCACTTAACAGGCTTAATGAACACTATCTTAATGAAAGTTCAAGCCTCTGAATTGTTGCTTTGTGATGAGGACGGGGAAATAAACCAAGAATACACGGATAAACTGAAAGAAAGTTGGTTCTTTGATTATGTTCGTTACGCTGTTGAAGCTAGGTTTTATGGTCATTCATTGATCCAAATCAAAGGCGTTAAGAATGATAAATTAGACTTAGAGTTAGTGGACAGACAACACGTTTGCCCTGAAACTGGACGCGTTAAATCAGAGCCACTTGCACACGCTGAATCGGGTGCGCCTTACAGAGAGCGTCCATTTGTTGATTGGCTTATTGAGATTGGAGATAAGCATGATTTAGGAATCCTTCATAAGGCTACACCTTTGGTTCTATGGAAAAAGGGAGTGCAAGGTGCGTGGTCACACTATGCTGACCTATTCGGTATGCCACTTAGAATTGGAAAAACTGCTATTGGCAACCCCACCAATAAGAAAAACATGGAAAATATGATGTCGAGCATGGTTCAATCATCATGGGCGGTTATTGGTATAGAGGATGAGGTTGAGTTCGTTCAGTCGGGTAATTCTGACGCGTTTGAAGTGTATGATAGGCTTATTGCTAGAATGAATAGTGAGCTTTCTAAGCTTGTATTGTCGCAAACGGGTACAACGGAGGAGAAAGCACACGTAGGGAGCGCAGAGGTTCATGAGAGAATATTAAACGACTTAATTTCACAAATTAAGCGTGATATAATATTCAACTTCAAAGAGCAAGTATTACCTAAATTGAAGATGTTAAACATCGTGCCAGACAATATTTATCCTAAGTGGGATAATTCAGAAAAGCAGAGTTTGAAAGAGAAATTCGCTATGGTGGAAAAACTGTTACCGCACTACACTATTGATCCTGATAAGATAAATGAGATGTTTGGAATCGAAGTTGAAGAGAAAGCGACTTTTGGAGCAACTCCAAGCGTAATGGATAAAGTAAACAACTTATACAACTTCGATTAATGCCCGAATTTCAGTACACAGAAGCAGAGTTTGAACAGTTATTGAATAACGTGTATAATGGTGCTATAACACCCGACAACTTGCCTTTTGATTTGTACTTAGCGACTCAATTATACTTATCTGAAGCAATTGATAGGGTGTTCAACAAAGGTATTGATTTAGATGTAGGTAGTCCAGATTTTGACCTTTACAGACATTACCAACACAATATTGCTGTTTTTAGCGGTGCAAAGACCTATCATCAAGCCAAAGACATGAGTTCTAAGGTGTTCACTAAAAGTGGGTACAAGAAAGAGTTCAGAGAGTTTGAAAAAGAAGCAAAGCAAGTCTTTGACATGTATAATAAAAACTACTTACGTACTGAATTTGATACAGCTACTACCAACGCTCAAATGGGTACACTTTGGAATGATTTTGAAGCCAATGCAGAAGCTTTACCATATCTTAGATATGTAACGGCTAAAGATGAGAGGGTTCGAGATAGTCATAAGGCATGGGATAATATCACGTTACCAGTTAGTCATCCCTTTTGGCAAACTCACACTCCTGCTAATGGTTGGAATTGCAGATGTATGCTTATTCAGTTAGGAGAAGATGAGTATGGAGAAATCACAAGCGATGAGTTAGTAAATAAATTGCCCGATGTAGACAGTAAGATGTTTAGATCTAACCCTGCTAAGACTAAAAAGATATTTGATGAAGAACACCCATACTTTCTATTTAACGAACAACACAAGAGGTTTGCGAAAAATAACTTTGGATTTCCTACACCAAGTAAACCTAAATAAATGGCTAAGCGTTGGAACATAAAGAAAAAGATAGACGCGTTCGAGAAAATGAAACGCACTTTACCTGTTCGATTGGGTAATAAGTATAAGAATCACTTTATTAAAGCGTTTGCAGACGAAGCGTTCAGTTATGATACTCCGAAGTCTGACCCATGGGCGCAAAGGACCAGCAAAACGAAACGAGATAAGCAAACTAATAAAAGAAGAGCACTACTAGTACAAAGCGGTTCTTTAAAGCGTTCTATTAAGGTTAAGAGAGCAACGTGGAGCAAGATACAAATCGGTTCATACGGTATACCTTACGCTAGTTACCACAA